TGCCCCTGGACGCCGGTGCGTGTACGCATTGTGCCGCGCAAGACCGACTCCGACTGATACGCTTGCTTCACTTCACTCTCAAAGAGATCCACAAACGCGGTGGTTACATTCTGCGCCATAGCAGAATCCTCCTATTAAAAGGTTTCAACTAAAACGCAATCCGTTATCCTTACGGGCGGGTCGCTTGCGCAATATTGGATGCGCCGGCCAACGGGTTCACCGTATAGAAGGGCCGCGAAGGTTATTCCTCGAATACAATATTTACACCTATTTGGCCGGCAATGCAACAATATCTAGTTGTTTGCATCCATCCATTGTTTTTCGACGCTGGTGCGCCAGGCAACATCTGTCAGCCATCTTGGGTCTGCAATCGCAGCCTCGAGATCCTGCCTGGTCATTTGCGGCGCATTTACAGCTGGCTGCACGGGGATACTTTCATTTGTAATTGCCTGGTGATATTTGATAAAAGCATTGATGCTATCAGCACTATCGAGGCTGTAAGCCAGCTGCATCTGTTCATCGTCTGTAAGTGGGGCTTTAGCAATTAGACGCTCAACCATGGCAATCTTGTCTTGCCCACGATCACCGAGCTTGCTCATTTCTTGCTGCCGATCCAATTCAAACGCTTCGTTCTCGCTTGTAACCGTTGATAATATCTCTTGTCCCAGCTCATCAAATGCCATTTGACTTACACCGTGTTTCTTGGCCCACGTTTTAAATACCTGGAAGCCTGGCTCCTCTGTATCTAAACCACTTTCTTGCAATGTGCCATAGTCGTAATCGCCTTCTGGCGCCTTGTGTTTGCCCTGGCTTACCAGCTTACGCAGCTCGACATGGCTCTTAGCCAGTTTTTCCACATCTGGACCATTCTCATCCCAAAAGTCCTGGGGATACCAATCAGGCTTTTCAAGCGGCTCATCATCAGCAGCATCGTCTGTTGTAAACTGTGCGCCTGGCTGCTGTTGGTTAGAATCATCATGCAAAGGCATAGGCTGCTCTGTAACAGCCTCTGGCATTTCCCTAGCGTTGCTGGGGTTAATTAGGGGCGCGTCGGCCTCTGGCGCCGCTTCTACGGCTTCTGCTGCATCATTCATGGTTTGTCTTTCCTACTCGCTTTTCAATCATGCGGACCATTTCAGCCATCCCTGTCCGCACATAACCGAAACTGGCATCCTCACCTGGCACCCAGCTGGACTGCTCGATGGTGATTTGCCTTAGATGGCTTAACACTTTTTGGCCTTCGGATGTTTTGAACACTTTGCCATAAAGGATATCCAAATCATCCGGCTCTGGTTTTGCTGCTTCAGCTGGGATCAGAGCGTCCCACCCTTCCTCTATCATACCATTGATTCCTCAACAGCCCCTTCTGCCTGTTGCGCCTCTGGTGGGGCCATCATCTGTTGTAACTGCTGCATCATCATTTGTTGTTCTTCCGGCGTCGCCAAAAGTTCCTGGCTGATGCCGAGGCGTTCTGCGATAAACTTGAGTACCCGAGGCACCGCAACAGTCACCTGGCCTTGTGGACCCATGCTGTTGGCAATCTGCATATACTGAATAACATCGTTGATCTCTTGCAGCTTTTGCGCCTGGGCGAGTGGAGATACCGGCGTTACCTTGACCTCGACTCCATTGACCCGCAACGGCAGATCAATCAAGCCCTGCTGGTCCAGGACATACAGAGTCCGGCTCACGATCGGCACCAAGATTTCTGTAATCATTCTGCCAAAGGCACTGCCCAAGTTAGTGGCTAGCTCACGGGTGCGTTCTGCGATTTCCGTAGCAGACCTGGCACTCATATTATCCGGCGGCAACGTGTCATCCATCATAATCTTTTTGATGTTCATGCGCAGATCATTAATGACAATCTGGCTCACATTGAAATCACCAGCTTTGGGCAGCGGAGTCAATGACGGGCCTTGGGCGCCGCCATTCCTGGCAACAGATATAATGCTGCCTGGTTGTATCTTGACGTTTTGCGGATTTAGAACCCCATCATCTGCAGCTGTATAAACGCCGGCAATAGCCAGGCTGGCATTTTTGAGCAGCAGCTCGAGCGTTTTATTCAGCGTTTTAATATCACTGATCGCTGTAACCAACGGCCCGCGTCCATATACCTCGCCGGCGACCTTGGTGTACCTGGCAACAATAAATGGCGATGACCGCATCTCACGGTAGACAAGCTCCTGTTTTTTTGCCGGCCAGATAACATGATAGCGATATCGACCAGTCTCTTGGTCGAGGATAATAGCATCGACCAAATCGAGGTCTTTTTCTGGCGTTCTGGCAATCGCATCCTGCAGCTCCACGGTCATTTTTACATCACGAAACTCAGCTGGCACCGCTTCTGCTTTGACCCGTAGCTTGCGATATACGTTGTCGATCCTGCCGTATGGCCCTTCCTCGATAGCTACCAGGTATTGCGGTATAGAATTAAATCTGATCGGCGTAGACTCATCGCCAGGCGTAATCATCATAACAGCCGTGCCAACAGCCAGATCCATCAGAAACTCGCCCATAGCCAGGTCAAAATTAGTCTGACGCAACGTGTCAAACATTCTGACATTGTATTTATCTAAGGCGTCCTGGGCAGCATCTCGATCATCCTCGGGAATGGCGCTGCCAGGCTCCAGACGACACCACTGTTTATAGGGAGGAAATAGCCCCGCCTGGAGTCTGTTCGCAAAACGCTGGGTAGCGTGTATAGCTGTTGAGTCAAACACTCGGGCCATCTTGCCCTTGCCGGCGACCTTGCCCTCATAATAACCGCTGTATAGATTGCGCTGCGGCAGAGCAAACTCGTAGCAATCCTCGTAAATCGACCGCCATTCGTCTTTCCTGGCTTGGGCTTTAGCCTCACGCTCCATCAATTCTGTTACATTAAGCCTTGGCATTTTCTAGCCTCTTACTGATGTTTTTGGATTTTGCCCTGGCGTCCGCCTTTGACGAGGCACCCCAGGCACGAAGCGATAACAGGAGCCTGGTGGGGCGCCCTTTGGAGTCACGCTCCGGCCCAGGGTTTCCCGCCATCCGAGCGAGGAAAGAGGCTCGGCGCGGGTTATCACCGCTTTTCACAGGCGGTTTAAGGTTGGCACCCTCTGTGCGCTTAAAATGCTCTCGGCCAGCTTGATTAAGACCGCCCTTTGGATTTTGATGCTTTTTTAGCGTCATTCTTTTTCTTCGGCGCTTTGCCGCCTTCCCATGCCTCGTTTACGTCAGGAGTCGCTGGATCATCAGCTTTGAGCGTACCGTCATCATTTCTGGCCCGCTTTGGATCAGGACGGTTCTTATGATGGATACGAGGATCTTCTTTAATTTTTGTCATGACCCACCACCCATTTTAGTTTTTTTATCAGATCCCCCAGATCCACCGGAGTTCATTAGTAGCCGCATGCCGCCAGTTCTCCTGGCCCGTCTGCGGCCACCCTTTGCTCTAGCCGCCTCGATTGCAGCTGTAGTTTCCTTGCCAGCAGCTGGAGCCTTTTCTTTAGCGGCTGCAGATGCAGCTGGAGCAGCTGATCCAGCATCACTGCCACCGATTGCCTTAAAGGCTTTTTTAAAAAGCGGCAATCGAGTAATCGGTCTAAACACTGATCCCATAATAATCTCCTTTAGACATTGCCGCCCATTTTTGTAACAGTTTCTTGGCCGGCTTCTTCTTGACGTTTTTTTGACATGAGCAATCGCATACCGCCCGTGCGCCTGGCCCGCTTTCTAGCCATCAGACTCCTCATCGCAGCTTCTTGAGCTTCTTTGGCTCGCTTTTCCTGGCGCTTCATAGCCTCGGACATTCCAGGCGTTTCGATCGGAGGCGGGGCATCAGGCACTAAGCCTAGAGCTTTCCCGACTCCTTTGACAATCTTTCCCACAGGTTTGAAAATGCTACTCATCGCTAAACCTTACCATCATGTAATAATCTTTGCCCTCTGGCCCAAACTGAGCCATCACACTCTCCTCTTTAAAATACAGTGCTTTTGCAAATTTGTATGCGGTGACATTCGCGACACAAACGGCGATCTGAAGGCGCACTATCCCATATTCGTAGATCATCTCCTCTAAAAAGCCTCGACACTCTTTGACCACAGCTATCGGATGATCGTTTATATATTTACTTGGCAGCAGCCAGACCTCACCGACACCTTGCCAGTATGGACGCAGCCCGAAAATACATATCGGCTTGCCCCTGGCCATGAGCGTATATGTAAACTCCTCGAACAGCGAGTTATCTACATAGTCGATATAGTCGTCAAAATTTTGCATATAGTGCTGCTCTTCATACGGTCCCAGCTCCATAGCAATCAAATGCGATTTACGATACGGCACCAGCTGATGCAGCAGTCTGCCGCTTGGGTGTGAGATAAAAGTCATAATACATCAAAGTCCATGTTTGCCTGGTAAACGCCGGTGCCAGGTGGTGAGTAGTGGCCTGGACGCAACCGGCGCTGTTCGCCGCCGCCCAGCATTAGATAGCCAAACGCATCGCCACAGTGTGAGTGTTCGTTCTTTACCGGTGTATCTCGGAACCGTTCCTGGCCGGCGCCCAGGCTTTGGCGTTTAAAAAAATATCCGCCGGATAGGGCTTTGCGCAATCGCAAACACTTTTTATCCACAATTAGCCCAGGTTTTCCACTGATGAGCCTGGACATAGGCGCCGCCCCAGCTTCTCGGCGCACCTGGAAAGCATTGCTATCAGTTGGCTGCGCCTTGAACCCCAGGCTGCGTAAATGGTCAAACGCTGTTACCTCGTAGATCTCGTCGCGCTTGTTACCGGCGGGATCGCCCCATATCAATATATCTTGCTTGTTGTACCGCTCTGCGATCCTGGCCAGCAGCTCCTGGCCGAAACGCTCGAGGCCCATGTCAAACGTAACCAGCTCATCGAGGACTCGCCAGCCACCGGCCTGGGTGCGCTGCCCGAATATAGCTGCCGGCGTCAAACCAAAGTCAACGCCGATCTGCACGGCATAATACGGGTCCAGTTCGACATCGCCGCTCATCAGCTCGTCATCATACTCTGGCCAGACGGGCCGGCCTTCCTGGACAAATGTAAACTTGCCCTCGGCATAGCATCTAATCCAGTCCAGGTTTTTACCCCCAATCAGCTGGGGATAATATCCTGGCGGCAGATTGCTTCGGTTCTCTGCCCTGGGGTTTATTTGCCACCACCGGCCAGCGCCATGCACAAAGTCATTTGCCTCGGGGTTTTCCGGCACATCTT